GACTCGCTCTTCGCGATGCTCGCGGTCGGCTCGCGCCTCCGCCTTCTCGCGCCCCTTCTCGCAGCGGCGGCAGATCTCCCCGTCAACCGTATCGAGATCCCATCCGGCTCTCGGGCGCAGGCCGCAGATCGTCGATGCTCCATCGTTGGCGGTCTGGTGCGACTTCGACCAGCGCCCGCTCACCGGCCATCCGATTTGTCGGATCATCTCGTGCCCCTTCAACCCAGCAGTCGCCGGATGCGCTCGGCCACTTCGCGCTGGCCTTGCTTCGGATCGCCGCCGAGCAGCTTCACCGCGTCGGTGTATTCCCAACCGAAGAGCCCGCCGATTCCGCGCGGATCCTCGCAGGCGAATTCCACGATCGGCAGCCCGTTCTTGTCGCGCGCGGCGAGCCCGGTGATCACCTTCTCGCCTTCGTGCGGAACCTCGATGCGATCGCCGACCCGGATCTTGCGGCCGGTGCGATCGAGCGCCCAGCGCCCGTGCTCATCGGTGCCGTGGCTCTGCTCTCGCGCGGCCATCAGCTGCAGTCCCTGCAGCGGTCGTACTCGTTGATTTCGCTAACCGCCTGCCGGCAATGCGAGCAGAGCGGGCCGGTGTCAACGATCGAGAAGCGCCAGCCCGGCTGGTTCCGCTTCCAAGTCGCGACGAATCGCTGCGCTCCGTTGCGCGTATCGCTGCGGCTGATCTCGCTCCAGCGATCCCCCGCATAGGGCGCGGGGCCGTGATTTACGTCGATGCGAAACCGCTTGTCCTTGAGAGCCATCTCGTTCTCCTCGTTGGTTGATTCGTGCCGAAAGAGCAGAGCGCGTCGCGCGCGCTCTCCGCTTTCGCCGCGATGGAGAGCGCCGGCCGAAGCCGGCGCCCTCCGGGCGCCTTCCCGCTAGCGGGTGAGAAGGTTGAGGGCGCGGGCCTTGAGCTTGTTCCCGTAGCCCGAGTCGTTGCTCGTGAAGGCCTTGAGCCGGCGCTGCTCGTCAGAGATGCCGCCGCGCTCCAGCTTGTGGTCGAGCCATTCCGTCACCGAGTTGTAGCCATCCCACCGGCTCGATCCGGAGTTGCCCTGCCCGTTCGAGAAGAGATCGACCAGCTCGTTGATCTCGCGCTCGCGCTTCGCGCGCTTGCGCTCGCTGCTCTCTTCGTCGAGCAGGCCCTTGATTCCGTCCAGCAGCTCGTTGGCGAAAGCCTCGAAGCCCTTGGGCGTCATCTTCTTCTCTGCGAGCTTCTGGAAAGTGGCCGTCTCCGCCTTCGCCTGCTCGCGCAGCTCGAAGATCGTGGAGGCCGCTTCGGCGATGCGCTCGCCCGCGTTCCGCGTATGCCGAACCTTGATCCCGGCGATCATCTCGCGCGAGGTCATCCCGTTGAAGCATGCGAGGCGGAGCGAGGAGAGGGAAGCCTCAACCCCGCCCGATCCGTCATGCGCCGTCGAGAAGGTCGCGAAGTGGCAGATCACGTCGGGCGCATCCGAGTCGAGCCGCTGCACCGCGTCGGCGCCGATGAACCCGCTCATGCGGATCCGCGCGCCATCCACCAGCACCGAGGCCGGCTCGAAGTCGCCCTGCGAGATCAGAACGTCCGCCGCCGCGAAAGCCTCGCGGGTCTGGACGATCTCGTAGGTGCCGGTGACGCAGCGCTTGGAAAGCGGCGTCATCGTATCCTCGCGCAGCATCGCGAAGGCGCCGGGAACCTCGACCGCATCATCCTCGGAGATCACCGCCATGATCGGGCGCTTGATCACCTCGAAGTTCGCGTCGGCCTTGACCAGCGCTTCCTCGACCGAGGCGCAGCCCTTCACGTCCGTTCCCGGGAAGGCCTGCGAGCTTTGCATGAACCGCGAGCGGTCCTTCTCGATGCCCTCGCGGATCTGATCGTCGGTCAGATGCGCGAGCCAGCTGCTCTCTACTGAGTTGATTCCGTTTCCGTTGGCCATTTCGTTCTCCTGTTGAGGGTTGATCTATCGGATATCCGATAAAGGGACTATCGGCTAACCAGTGAGAAAGGGCAAGCGAATCCTCGGAAATCCGATAGATTTCTCCAACCTGCGGCGACGCCGTTTCGGCCCCGATTCCGGGCAGTTGGCGGCGAACCTTCCGGAATGCTCAGCAACTAGGCAGAGATTTCTACGCCCGTTGGTGGTCTTTCAGATCGGCGCCCTCGCGAGCGCTGCGCGGCAGGGAGCGCGGCCGGCAGCTGGTGCCCGAGTAGGCAGGTAGGACGGCCCCGAGGATGGCCCCTACCGAGCGTTCGCCTCGGCCTTCGCATCTCCACATGGGCCCCGAGAGAACGCCCGGTGGTCGCGAAAACGCCCTCGGGCGAGCCTCTGCGGCGGTCCCGCTGGTCAGCGCGCCCGGCGCGGCGGTCCGCTCCTCGGCGCCCTCGATCCGGGCGCGCGCTCGCCCCCGGTTGCCCTTGCCGGGCCCGCAACCGCGCTCGGCTCTTCGGCCTGCGCGAGCGCGCGGCGGTCAGCTGCTCCGTGGCGATCGGGCAGCCGATTGAGCTATCATCCGCGCATGACGTTGAACCGTTGGCTCCGCAGGCAGAAGATCAGTCAGTACGAAGCGGCGCGGCGACTCAAGATCCCGCAAAGCTCGATCAACCGGATCACGAACGACGGCCTTCCGCCGACGCTCCGCAATGCTGCGAAGATCGTGCGCGCGACCAATGGCGAAGTCGGCTACGAGGATCTGCTCGGGCCCTCCGTCACGCGAACGATCTGGCGCTACAACGGGAAGCTCGCTGCCGCCTAGCGCGCGGTGAAGCACTGGATTCTTTCGGACGAGATCCCGCCGCAGGAGATCGAAGTCGATCTCTTCACTTGGGCCGAGTGGTTCGAGCGCCATCGCGACCGGGTGATCCGGCAGACGCAGATCCGCCGCGGCGAAGTCGAGGGCCCGTGGGTTTCGACGGTCTTCCTCGGGCTGGATCACAACTTCGGTTGGGCCGGTCCGCCGCTCTTGTATGAGACGATGGTCTTCGCCAACGCGCGCGAATGGCGCGAGCCGACCGAGTGGATGCCCGATGGCCACTGGACGCTAGGCGACGATCTGGACTGCGAGCGGCATTCGACGTGGGCCGAAGCCATGACCGGGCACGAAGCGATGGTCGAACGGTGGGGCGCGAAGTGGTGGAAAGAGCACGGGGATCAGGCGTGACCGATTGGATCGTCACGCGGCAGGAAGATCTCTCGTTCGAGTGCCGGCGCTGCGGCGCGCGCGATGCGCTGCAGCTGCCCGCATCGATCGCGGTCTGGGTCGCCGCGGCGCGCGCGTTCGAGAAGCTGCACCGCGCCTGCAAGCCGAAAGCGGATCAGCGCGGGGGGTGACCGGGCTGGCGCGATCCGCCCGGCGAGCGTTTGGGATTCAAGGGTGCTCGCCGGGCGGAGGAGCCTCGCGCGTCGCCACGCAAACTCCGTGGGGGGTGAGATCCGGAACGCTAACCTGCGCGAGCTGAGCGCGCAACGCTATGCTCTCGGCGTGAGCCCGACGGGTAGCGAGGTCGCAGGCCCGCCGCGGTGGATGCCCACGCGCCTCGCGCTTACTGCCCCGGTCGCCAACGGGTCGCACCCTGCGGTGGCCGGGGCTCTTCGTGCTCGACCAACCTGAGCGGAGCTGATAGCCTCGCGCGCGTGATCATCGGTTCGCCTGATGCGGTGCTCTGGCGCTACCTAGAGCTGAAAGAAAAGCTCGGGGCGCCCGCTGGCCGCAATGCGATCGCCGAGCGCGGGTTGGTCTTCGGCGACCGCTGCGCGAGCTGCGCGGGCACGGTGTTCCACGAGGAACACTCCGAGCGGACCAAGGCCATCCGCTACGTCTGCTCGGGCTGCGAGGCATCGTGGCCGGTGGACGTGGCCTTCCTGCTCCGCAACGAATTCCAGTCCAGCCGGCACGGCGACATCGGCGGCGATCTCCGCGCGCTGATGGCGGACTACGGGGCGATCCTCTCGAAGCTGCAGCTGCGCGAGAAGCGGATCTACCTGTTGCTTTATCTCTACGAGAACGTCGGTTGCTACGAGTCGGTCGCGAAAGAGGCGACGAAGCGCTGGCCGCGCTCGATCCCGCCGTGGGGGGGTCGCGGTCCGCGCCCGGGCGGCTGGACCGAATGGGGCGTCCGCAGGGTCGTGACGGATGCGCGCCGCGCGATCAACGACGAGCTGCAGGCGCGCGGAATGAAAGGGGCACCGGCATGAGCTGGGCGAGGGTGATCGGTCCCGAGCCGCCCGACGAGGCGGCGATGAACCATTGGGAAAAGCAAGGCTGGTCGCAGATCTCCGTGCTCGGGCCGTGCCCGACGATCGATCGCAAGACCGGCAAGCCGGGCGGCGCCGTCTTCGTGGTCTACCTGCATCGCTCGATCGTGGCGGTGGGCGAGGTGAAAAGACCCGGGTGGCCGGTGCGCGCGCGCGAGAAACAGCCCGTGACCGATAGCGGCGAGGGGCGAGGCGACGGGGAAGGCGGGGCGCTCAACTGAGATGCCGGAGGCCGATGTGCCACGTGGAACACTCCGAGCCCGGTGCATCGGCTGCCGCGCGGATCATCCGCCGTGGCGCTTCACCCCGAGGCACCGCATGGCCAGCTTCAGCCGCGCGGTCACCAGCGGCGAGGTCGAGGCCTTCGCCGATGGGGCCGATTCGCTGGAGCACTTCGAGGTCGCCGTGGGGATCGTCTCCGAGTCGGGCCGCTACGTGACCGAGAACCGGAGGCGGCTGCAGATCCTCGTGATCTGCGGGCTCTGCGGGCGCACGTGGTGGACCGTGCAGCGCGGGATCGTCTCCGGCTGGTTCGAGCACTTCGAGATGCGCCCGCCGCAGGCGCTGGCGGATCTGTATGCGGCCTAGCTCGACGCTCACGCTGCAGCAGGCGGCGGGCCGCATCGGCGTGCACGAGCAGACCCTGCGGAAGTACATCAGAGCCGGGTTGCTGCGCGCCTTCAAGACGCCGTCCGTCTCGAAGTTCGGCGGGCGCTTCCGCATCGCAGAGGCGGACCTAGAGAAGTTCCGCGCGCGCCACATGACTACCACCGCGCCGATCGCCGCGCCTTCCATCGAGAGCGAGCAGACCGTCGCCGCACGTCCCGGCTGCACGCAGAAGATCTCTCAGGGTCACGAGCGGCGAGAAAACCTGTTCTAACCTGAGCGGGGCTGATGGGAGCTGAGCGTTGACCGCGAGATTACCTGAGTGGTGCTGCGACGCAGAACTTGACGTCTCTCAGCCGACGTGGTTCGATCTGCAACCATCGGATCGCTGCCCCGGTTGGGGGGTTTGTTGCACTCGCCCTATGGGGCCGCTTCAGGAGTGCAGATAAACCCGCGATGGCTGCTCGAAAGAAAGCACGCACGGCGACCGGCACCGCTCTCGCGACCACCCGTGCGCGCCGAAAGAAAACGGGCAAGCGCGGCCGACCCAAGGTCGAGATCGATCGCGACGCGGTGCGCCCGCTGATCGCGATGGGCTGCAACAACGAGCAGATCGCCGACTGCCTCGGGATCGCTCGGCGCACGCTGCAGACCCGACTCGCAGAGGACCGCAAGCTCCACGATGCGTTCCGCCAGATGCGAGGCGATCGCAAGCGCATGGTGAACGGGTGGGCGACCCGCGCGGCCTCGCAAGGCAACGCGCGAATCATCATCCACCTGTTGGAGCAGGAGTGCGGGCATCGTCGAGTCAAGGCCGTCGAGCTGAGCGGACCTGATGGCGGACCCATCGAGATCAACCAAGAGCTGCGCCCGCTCCTCGAAGATAAGCTCTCCGCGTACATCAGGAGCAAGGCCAACGGAGACGGCTGATGGCTGACAGTTTCATCCGGCTTCCGGCCGACGGATCAGGGAAAGAGCTAGACACCGAAGAGCTTGCAAGCCTTCGCCATCGCGAGCGCATGCAGATCGCGGGTGCGCTGCTCGCAGAGATCGCGCGCGTCATCAACACCGATCCGGCCGCAGCTGACTACGGGCTGGTCGTTCGGCAGTCGGCGCTCGATGCCCCGGTCGTGTTCGCCGCTTCGGTGGCGACCGTCGTGCCCGGTGGCACCGGCTCGGTCGATAGCGCGCAGATCAACGCCGGCCTCACCGGAAAGCTGATGCTCGCGATCGCCGTCTCGTCTCGGCCGTTCAAGGTCGAGCTGCAGACCGTGCTCAACGGCGTCGCAACCACGCGCGATACGCGGTTCGGCTGGCATGGCGAGGTGAAGTGGATCATGCCGCACAAGGACTTCGTGACCCAAGCTCAGGACGCGGGCGCCGGCTTCGATGGCTTCCGCATGCTCTTCACCGCGCTCGACACCGGAACCGTCGGCGCGGATATGTACGGCACGTTCTACTACGACGAGGTCGCCTGATCGTGCCCTCTGGTGTAAATCCGAAGCTCGCGGTTCAGAAGGTCCGCGCGAACATCGCGCAGCTCAAGGCCACGCAGGAGCGCCAGCGCTACGAGCTGCTGGAGATGGAAGACCGCAGGCTCAAGACCGAGGAGAACATCGAGGCGACGGACAAGGCGATCGAGGCTCAAGAACAAACGCTGCGCGATCTCGAAGAGGCGCACGGCTCAACCCAGTAACGGGAGGCTCACCTCATGGCCGACGAGCGAATCCGCCAGCCAGTCAAGATCACCGATCCGCTGACCGATGCGAACGAGGCGGGGGTCGATGCGAATGGCGATCTGCAAATCGTCGTTCCGAATAGCGTCACCCCCGGCACCGCCGCGGCGAATCTCGGCAAGGCACAGGATGACGTAGCCGGCGCAACCGATACCGGCGTCGCCGTCCTCTTCGAGCGCGACGATGCGCCAGCCGCGCTCACCCCTGCCGATGGCGACTACGTCCTCGGCCGCGTCGATGCGAATGGCCGGATCCACGTCACCGATCCGAACGCCGGAGCGGGCACGCCCACGACCCCGGTCGTGGATACGCCAGCCCTCGCGGCGATCGCGGCCGGTGCCTCATCGCTCGCGACGGAGCTTCGGACGACCGACCTCGGCGGCACCACGTCGCAGCTCGCGGGGTTGGACGTATCGGGGTCGGCCCCGTACCGCGTCGATCTCGAAGAGGTGGTCAACGACGTGGCGACGCGGCGCGTGACCCTCTTCGGCAAGGCCGGCGATCCGCTCCAGTGGCGACCGCCGAACAAGGGCTATTTCAACATCACGTTCGCGGCCAACGCGGGCTTCGATGGCTGGCGCGCGACGGTGACCAACCTCGACAACTCGCAGACCACCGACTTCTTCGCCACGTTCTATCGCGAGGACTAAGCCGCTAAGCTGGGGTAGCGATGGCTGATCTACAAGGCGGCTCGCAGCAGAGCCAAGGCGCCACGCCGCACGACTCCGCCGACGCGGGAGCTAACCCGGTCAAGGGCGGCGGAGTCGCAACGGCGGCGGTGGCCACTTCCGTCGATGAGGGCGACATCGTCCATGCGTCCTACGATCTCGAAGGGCGAGCCCGCATCCGCATCGCGGCCTCGGACGTTACGATCGACGTGGAGGGGCCGACCCCATCGGGGACCGCCGATGCTGGTGGGAAGCCGGTCAAAGGCGGAGGCGTCGCAGAAGACGTCGGCGCCGCGCCTCCGAGCGTGGACGACGGCGACATAGTCCAAGCGATCTTCACGCGGCACGGCGTCCAGTTCGTCCTCGGCGGCGACCCGAACGTCCAGACCGAGCGCTTCAACTTCACGACGGCGCAGGTCAACACGGCGCTCATCACCGTGGGCGCGGGCGTCCGAATCGTGGTCACGCGCGCCTCGCTTCTCGTCGGTGCCAATGCGACCGACACGGCGATCTTTGCCCGCATCGGCTTCGGCGCGGTGACCACGCCCACCGGCCTCGGCGTCGTGGCCGAGCACCCGGGGGCACCTCCGGGCGGAGGCGTGATCGAAGGCAACGGCTCGGGCATCATCGGGATCGGCGCGGCTGGCGAAGATCTGCGTCTGAACTCGGACGCGGTCACGGTCGGCTCGCTCTCGGTCCTCGTGAGCTGGTTCGAGATCGCCGGATAGGATGCCGACGCAAGACGAATACTGGACCGGCCGATGGGATCGCGGGCTCGACTCGTGGACGCCCGAGATGGTCGGGCGACCCGGGCACGTCGCGTGGATGGGCGAGCAGTTCCGGCGCTTCGGCTTCGCAGCGATCGCGGACGGCCAGTCGGTTCTCGACGTAGGCTGCGCTGCCGGAAACAACCTGTTCATCCTCGATCGGCAGCGGACCATCAGCTACCGAGGGATCGATACGCACCCGCGGCCGATCTCCCTCGGCACGGCCAAGGCGACCGCGCGGAGCCTTGCGAGCACGTTCTCGTTCGTGCAGACCCGCGTGATCACCGCGGCCGATTGGATCATCTGCACGTGGGTGCTGATGGAGATGGCGCAGCCGGCAGCCGCGCAGCTCCTGCTCGACATGGCAGCCAACGCCGCGGTCGGGGTCATTCTCAACTACGACCAAGCGCCCACGCTGCGCGAGGATGCGGCCTCGGACACGAATCAGGATCACGGCGGCTGGCTCGTGCTTCCCTCGCCGTTCATCGCGAACCGCATGGCTCCGCTCGCGCTTGACGCTGCAGCCGATCGCCGCATCGTCCAGCCGCGCCTCGGGGGCGTCGCGACCTTCCGCGAGATCTGGCGGGTCTGATGGCGCTCACCTCGTTCCGCTTCCCGGCTTCAGAGGGTCAGATCGCTTCGGAGTGGACGAATCCGACGAACGTCTTTGCCTCCGATGGCAACGATGCGACCACGCGCGAGAACGCGGGCGAGGCGCTGCAGGACTACCACAACTTCGGATTCTCGGCGGAGATCCCCGCGGGCTCGACGATCAACTCGATCGTGGTCCGGGTCGAGGGCGCGCTGCCCCACCCGGGCGACGAGATCGACGAGCTGACCGATCTGGTGAAGGCCGGGTCCATCGTCGGGACGCAGAAGACGATCGGCACGTTCGGCTCCGGCGCAGATCAGACCATCGACTCCTCGCCGGCCGATCTGTGGGGCACCACGTGGACGGCGGCGGAGGTCAACGCTTCGACGTTCGGCGTGCACTTCCAGACCGTGAAGATCACGGGCGGCGGCGGCGCAACGCTCAACTGCGACGCGGTGCAGATCCAGATTGATTTCACCGCGCCGGTTGTCGCCGTCGTGCAGGATCCGGTCATAGGCGGAGGCGGCATCGTGCCGTTCCCGAGGTAGGGCATGCCTGCTGCTGCGATCAAACACAACTGGCTGGCTGGCGCCTTCCCGCCCGAAATCGAGAAGCTGCTGACGGCGCTGAGCGCCATCCGCCCGCTGTTCTCGACCGCCAGCGCGGTGCTTCGGCCCGCCATGCTCGCGACCCCGAGGCTGCGGGATCGGCTGGCCACTTCGTCAGTTCTGCGGCCTCTCTTCGTGGCCTCGGCGCGGATCCGCGATGCGATCGCCGCGACCATCGCTCGAATCCGCCACGACCCACCGGGAGATTGATCGATGGCGCTGACCGCAACGGACGTAGATTGCCCGTCGATCCTCTCGGCGAGCACCAACGTCATCGAAATCATCAACCTCCGCGACGTGCTGCTGGGCGAGCCGGGCACGGTGATCACCGCGGCGACCGTGAGCGCGCAGATCTTCGAGGAAGATGGCGTGACCCTGATCGCCGGCATCCCCGATCCGATCACGCTCTCGGCGGACGGAGGCGGCAACCCGGAAGGCAACTACCGCGGCCTCGTGCCAGCGGGAGCAGCGGTCAGCGTGGGCGATCGATTCCGCGCGGTGATCACGGCGCTCGATGCGGGGAATACGCTGACCGTCACGATCGATGGGATCGTGGTCGAGTAGCGGAGGCCGATGGCTCTAACGGAATCGCTGAGGCAGCTCCCTCTCGAAAGCGTCGCCGATTTCTGCGCGGACCTTTCGCCGCCCGAGCTGAGCCTGCTGCTGCACGACCTCTACGATTGGGAAGGCGAATTCGCCCGAGAGACGCAGCTCGTTCCGCCCGGGAGCTGGTCAACGTGGGTGATCAACGCCGGGCGAGGCTTCGGCAAGACGCGGACCGGCGCGGAGAACGTGCGGCGCTGGGCGGAAGAGAACCCCGGGTGCCGCATCGCGATCGTGGCGCGGACCTCTTCGGATGTTCGCGATGTCATGGTCGAGGGCGAGAGCGGGATCTTGGAGATCTGCCCGCCGTGGAACCGCCCGCATTACGAACCCTCGAAGCGCCGCATCACGTGGCCACCCGATGATCGCGGGCGGCGCTCGATCGCAACGACCTTCTCGGCCGACGAGCCCGATCTGCTGCGCGGCCCGCAGTTCCACTTTGCGTGGGCGGACGAGCTGGCCAGCTGGCGGTTCCTGAAAGAGTCGTGGGATAACCTGCAGCTCGGGCTTCGGCTCGGCGATGATCCGCGCGGGATCGTCACCACCACGCCGAAGCCGATCAAGCTGCTGCGGGATCTGATGGCCGACCCGACCACCGTGGTCACGGGCGGATCGACCTACGACAATCGCGCCAACCTCGCGCCTTCGTTCTTCGACAACATCACCCGGCTCTACGAGGGCACCTCGGTCGGCCGGCAGGAGCTTTACGCGCAGCTGCTCGATCAGGCGGAGGGCTCGCTCTGGCAGCGCACCGATATTGACGCGAACCGGGTGGAGGCCTCGCCGGATCTGCAGCGGGTGGTGGTCGCCATCGATCCCGCCGTCTCGGCCAACGAGCAGAGCGACGAGACGGGCATCGTGGTCGCTGGCTCCATCGAGGTCGCGAACGGCCGAAGATCGCAGCAGCACTTTTACGTGCTCGATGATGGCTCAGGGCGCTACCGTCCCTCGGCATGGGGAACCCGCGCGCTGCAGCTTCACGAGAAATGGATCAGCGACCGGATCATCGGCGAGGTGAACAACGGCGGCGATATGGTCGAGGAGACGCTGCGAACCCTCGATCCGGACGTGCCCTACAAAGCGGTGCACGCATCGCGCGGGAAGCAAGCGCGGGCCGAGCCGGTGGCCGCTCTCTACGAGCAAGGCCGCGTGCACCACGTCGGGATCTTCGACGATCTCGAAGACCAGCTCTGCAACTGGGTGCCGCTCTCGAATCAGCGGAGCCCCGACCGGCTCGATGCGCTCGTGTGGGCCATCAGCGAACTAACCCGCTCAACGGCCGGAGAGATCGACTCAATCGGTCCAGCGGCGCGAAGCGACCGCAAGTCGCCGTGGCGAGGGATGTAACCCGTGGCTGACGAACCTCTGATCAAGCTCGTCGAGGACGACCGCGATCCGATGGAAGAGCTGGGCGTCACCGGGCTGGAGCAGTCCGGGGGTCGCATCCACGAGGAGTTCCTGCCGCAGCTTCACGGCCGGCGCTCGATTCAAGTTTTCAAAGAGATGCGCGACAACGACCCGACGGTCGGCGCCATGCTCTTCGCGATCGAGATGCTGATTCGTCAAGTCGAGTGGCGGGTCGAGCCTGCCAGCGAGGAAGAGAGCGACGCCGAGGTCGCGGAATTCGTTGACTCATGCTTCGAGGATATGTCCGAGACGTGGGACGATACCCTCTCGGAAATCCTCTCGATGCTGCCGTTCGGATTCAGCGTGCTCGAAGAGGTCTACAAGGTTCGCGCAGGCGATCAGGGCCCGAGCAGTCAGCAGCGCTCCAAGTTCGACGATGGCCGGATCGGCTGGGCGAAGCTCCCGATTCGCGCGCAGGAGACGATCGAGCGCTGGGTCTTCGATCCCGATACCAATGAGCTATGCGGCCTCGTGCAGATCGCCCGTCCGGACTTCCGGACCCGGGAGATTCCGCTCGACCGCTTCCTGCTCTTCCGACCGCAGGCGCACAAGCAAAACCCCGAGGGCCGGTCCGCTCTTCGCAACGCTTACCGCCCGTGGTTTTTCAAGAAGCGCATCGAAGAGATCGAGGGCATCGGGATCGAGCGCGATCTGGCCGGCATGCCGACCGCGCTGGTGCCGCCGAAGCTGCTGAGCGTCAACGCATCCGCGAGCGACAAGGCGCTGCTGGCGGAGATCAACAAGGTGCTCCGCAACGTGCGCCGCGACGAGAAAGAGGGACTGATCTTCCCGCTCGCGCGCGACGAGAACGGCAACCTGACCTACGAGTTCAAGCTGATGACGACGGGTGGCCGGCGCCAGTTCAACACCAGCGAGATCATCAACCGCTACGACCGGCGAATCGCGCAGACCATGCTCGCCGACTTTATCCTGCTCGGGCAGGAAGGGCGCACGGGTTCGTTCGCGCTGGCCGAGTCGAAGACGCAGCTGTTCGCGGTCGCGATCGGCGCGTGGCTCGATTCGATCGCCGAGATCTTCAACCGCTTCGCGATCCCGCGGCTGCTGGAGCTAAACGCCTTCGCGTTCACCGAGGTTCCCAAGCTCGTGCACGGCGACATCGAGAGCATCGACATCGACAAGCTCGGCGATTTCGTGGTGAAGCTGGCAACCGCTGGGGTCTTCCTCGGCGATGAGGCCACGGTCCGCCATCTCCGGTTGCAGGCCGGGCTACCCGAACCCGATCTCGAAGCCGAGACTTTCGGCAACGTCGAAGGCGGCGGCGAGAGGCGCGGCGAACCAGAGCCCGAGCCCGAGCCAGACCCCGAGAATCCGGGGCGGAATCTTCCCGATGGCGAAGAGGGCTGACCCAGCGCATCAGGGCGGAACGCCCACGCGGCACCCGCAACCGAATCAGCCGCGCGGTCGGTCGAGCCAGAAGTACGGCCGGCTCCAAGATCACCGGCTCGCGGGCTATCTCGCGCCTTCGATCTGCAACGCAGGGTGCGGCGGCGCGCGAACCACGCATCTCGTGCTCCGGCACCAGCTGGAGTGCAAGCGGTGCCTCACCGTGCGGCGACGGAGGCCTGATGATCCTGCTCCGGCCTAGAGCGCTCTTCCGGACGCAGAAGCGCACGCGCGGGCTCGGCCTGCCAGTCCTGAAAGCCTCGCGCTCTGAGCGCAACTCGAACATCGAGGCGCGCTCTCGGCTCGTCGGGCTCAACCAGAGCATTCTCGAAGCCGTGTTCGCGGGTGGCCGGCTGGACGTGGATTCCGAGCTGAGCGCGCAGCGCATCGCCGGGCGCCCGCTCTCGCTGCCGGTCAACTCGATCGAGCTGATGGAAGGCGCGACCGGCGACGTGCTCGAACGAGCCATGCTCGACGCGGTCGATGCGGGCGGCGATATCGGGCTGCGGCATACCGGGGTGGAGGGAATCTCCCTCGACGGCGGGCTGGTCACGCAGCGAGCCCGCGAGTGGGTCAGATCGAGCGGAGGCGAGCGGATCACCTCGATCAACCGGGGGAACCGGGAGGCGATCTCAGACTCCGTAGCTCGCGCTCTCTCGGCCGGGGGTAGCCCGATGCGGGCACAGAATCGAATCTCTCGGCAGATCGGCCTCACGGGGCAGCAGGCGCGCTCGCTGGAGAACTTCGAGGCCGGGCTGCTGCGGCAACGCATCCCCTCGCCCGAGGCGGACACGCAGTTCGTTCGCGAGACGATCTCGCAGGACGTGGAGCGGGCCCGCGAGCGGATGATCCGCGAACGATCGCGCCGGATCCTCGACACCGAGATGCAGACCGCGATTCAGGAAGGCGAGCGCCAGTTCTACGAAGAGGCCGCGGCCGAAGGGCAGGTTGAGCTTGAGCTGCTGGAAAAGCGGTGGTTCACCGTCCGCGATGACCGGGTCTGCCAGATCTGCGAGCCGCTGCACGGCCGGGTGGTGGGCTTCCGCGACGATTTCTCCTCGCTCGGATTCAACGGGCCTGCACCTCCCGCGCATCCGTCGTGCCGGTGCTTCCTCGAATACAAGCCGGGCGGCGACTTCAGCGATGACGAATCGCCGGCCGCGCCGAGCAGGGGAGCGGCGGAGGCCATCGGCATCGGCGTCGGCGTAGCCGGAGCGGTGACTGGCGCCGCGCTCGCGCTCGGGTTCTTCGGGCAGCAACCGCAGCTGCGACCGCTGGCGCGCGCTCGGCCGCGCGTGGGCAGGGCTCCGCTCCGAATCAATCTCCTGCCGGGTTCCACGGCGATCGCAGCGAGGCGCTTCGGTGGTCATTGAACGCGGACCTAACGCCAGAGGGATCAGATGCCCAACCAATTTCTGACCGACGAGCGCGGCGACACGCGGACTGGCGACGTAACCCATTCGACCGCCACCGTGGCCGTCACGTCCACGCTGATCGCGGCTGCGAACGCCAACCGGCGCTACCTGCTCTTGCAGAACGTCAGCGCGCAGGCCGTATTTCTCCGCTTCGACGAAGGCGCGGCCGTGCTCAACCAAGGTTTCTCACTCGCGGCCGGCGCCAGCTTCGAGTGGCCGCGCGATGCGAACAACGCCCTGTATCGCGGCGTGGTGAATGGCATCGTGGCCGCGACCACGTCGGCGGTCCTCGTCTCGGAGGCGTGATTGACTTCTGATCGCTGGTCGCTGGAGGCCATCTGCCGCGATTGCCGGCTCCGGGTCCGCTGGATCGTGGAGCACCACGAGTTCGTCCTCGTCGATGAGGGCACGGGAGATCCCCACCGATGCGAAAGATCTTCGACTCGATCTCCGAGCTACCCGATTCGGTCCGCGATCGACTCACCACCGCGCAGCAGCGCCAGTGGCTTCGCGTCTGGAACAGCGTCTTCGAGCGCGAGCGCGAGGGCGGAGCGAGCGTAGAGGATGCCGAGGGCGCCGCATTCACGCAGGCGAACGGCGTCGTGAAAGGCCGGTCGCGGCTCGACTTCGACAAGCGCGTCGAGATCGAGAAGGCCGACGAAGAGCAGCAGATGGTGTGGGGATGGGCCTACCTCACGACCGACGAGAACGGCCGGCAGGTAGTCGATCACGGCGGCGACGTGGTGAGCATCGACGAGATTCAGAAAGCCGCCGAGGAGTTCATGCTCGAAAGCCGGGTCGGCGGCGTCATGCACGAGGACCAAGCGGGGTTCGTCTCGCAGTCCATCGTGATCACCGACGATCTCGCGCGAGAGCTGGGCTTCACCACGCGGAAGCGCGGGTGGCTGATCGGATTCAAGGTGACGGACCCCGAAGTTTGGGAAGGCGTGAAGTCGGGCCGCTTCCGAGCCTTCTCGATCGGCGGAACAGCCAACCCCGAGGAGATTCACGGTGCCGCAGCCTAAACAGCGCCTCCGGAATCTCAAGGTGCGCGAGGTTTCGCTCGTCGATGACGGCGACAATCCCGGCGCGCGCGTCGTCCTGTTCAAGCTCCGCAACTCCAACGGGAAGGGCGGCTACGACGCCAAGCGCCGATCGCGAACGAATCAGCCGGGCATGCCGGGCTACGACCCGAGCAAGCGCCGCGTCGGCAAGCAACCGACCGTGGCCAGCGTGCACGTCGATGGAACCGGCGACGATGACGAGCGCCAGCGAAGAGGCGAGCGCGCGCGCCAACGGAGGCTGCGCCGGCACAAGGTGACGAAGGCCACGGCGACCACCTCTTCGGATGGCGCCGATCCGCATACGCACGAGCTGGAGTTTCCCGACGGGCCGATCGAGGCCGGGCGGTTCATCACCAGCGAGGTGCAGGATCACACGCACGAGGTCGAGCTACCAGATCTCGACCCGGGCGATAGCTTCACCCTCACGACCAGCCTCTCGGACGTTCCCTCGCCGCATACGCACGAGGTCACGGCCACGGCGGTCGAGAGCGTGATCAACCGACGTGGAGGGTCAACGATGAAGTGGCTCGACCGATTCGCGGACACGATTCGCGATTGGGCCGGAAAGGAACCGGACGAGGAGCTGGAGAAGCGGCTGTTCGAGGACATCAGAGACGAGCGCATGACCGAGCAGGTTGCCGAGGCTCTGATGAACCGGGTCGGGGATCTGGCGCAGAGCGTGCGCGAGATCATGTTCGGCCCCGAGTCGATGGACGACGGGTTCGAGCCGCAGCAGGCCATCGCCGAAACGCTCAAGCAATTCGCGAGTGCGATGGACGATGAGCTTACCGGGATCTTCGCCGGCCAGATCGCCAAGCGGTTCGATCAGAGCGACGACGGTGCTCCGACCGACGCGCAGATTGCCGAGATCTTGACCGATCTCTTCACCACGACGGGGGAACCGGCCCCCGGCGCAACCCACAAGGAGGGTCACATGGACCTCTCGAAGCTCAGCAAGGAAGACCGCGCAGAGGTCGAGGCGGCGCTGGAAAAGGCCGGCACCGCGGACGATCTCACCACGAAGCTCGCTGCGTCCGAAGCGGAGGTCGCGAAGCTGAAGGATCCCGAGGAAGGCGACCCCGATCCGCTGGAGTCGCTGCCGGAGGACGTTCGCAAGGTGGTCGATCCGCTCCTGAAGCACGCAACCGACGAAGCCACGAAGGCGACCGAGGAGAACGCGGGGCTTCGCAAGCGGCTCGACAAGATCGAGGCCGACAACGAGCGCGCGACGTTCGCCAAGGCCATCGGAGATCTCACCGGCCTGCCGCAGAAGCGCGACGAGATCGTGGATCTGCTCTGGACGATGACCGATGCGGACGCGCGGGCGACGATGCAGAAGAACCTCGAAGCTGCGGCAGCCGCCGCGCGCCGAGGCAACGTGTTCGGCGAGATCGGGTCGGGCATGGGTGCCGACTCGGGCACCGCCTACGCGAAGATCGAGGCGGCAGCCGAAGAGATCCGGAAGGTCAACCCCAAGCTGACGGAAGCGGCGGCGCGGGCGCAGGCCATGAACGAGAACCCGGATCTCTACGACGCCTACCTCGAAGAGTCGGCACCGCCGCTCAACTAGGCGGCGCGTCTCCACCTCAACCCATCATCGAAAGGGAGGTCAGAAATGGCTTTCGAGATTCCCGGTTTCAGTTTCTCTCTGGAGGCGGCGGCGGACCTGAGTGTGACGGGTCAGTTCCTCGCCCTCGTCGCAGACGGCAGCGGCAACGCCGCGCTTGCGGGAGCTGCCGCCACGATCATCGGCGTCCTGCAGAACGACCCGGTCCTCGGGCAAGCGGCGGCGATTATGAACAAGGGCGTGACCAAGATGGAAGCGGGCGCCGCGATCGCGGCAGGTGCCGGCATCGAGACGAACGCCTCGGCGCAGGCAATCACGCTCGTCGTCGGCGATCGCGTCGGGACGGCACTTCAGGCCGCAAGCGGTGCGGGGGAGATCATCTCCGTTCTGCTCGCTTAGTCGCTGGCTAGCGGCACAACCTCAACTTCACAGGAGGAGTCACCATGACTCAGCGGAGTGTTCGCTTCGCGAAGGCGCAGCCGACCGTCAGCGACGTTCATATCAATCGTCCGCTGACCGACATCTCGGTCGCGTTCATGCAGGACGCCGCGGACTTCGTGGCCGATCGCGTGTTCCCGACGGTGCCGGTTGCAAAGCAGTCGGATCTCTACTTCGTCTACGCTCGCGAAGACTGGTATCGGTCGATGGCGGAACGCCGGGCACCGGGGACCGAGAGCGCGGGCAGCGGGTGGAATCTGGCAACTCAGTCGTACTTCGCGCACAAGTACGCGATCCACAAGGACGTCTCGGATGACATCCGAGCCAACGCCGACGCTGCCATTCGCATCGATCAGGATGCCACGCAGTTCGTCACGCAGCAGTGCATGCTCATTCGGGAGATCACGTGGCGCGACAACTACTTCGTGACCGGAGTTTGGACGAACGAGTCCACGCCGGCCGTGTTGTGGTCGGCTGGCGGCTCGACGCCGATCGAGGACATCCGCGCGGAGATCATCAACGTCAAGGCGGCGACCGGCTTCCGGCCGAACGTGGTCGTCATGTCGCCTCGGGTTTGGGCGGTCCTCCAAGACCACCCGGATTTCGTCTCGCGGGTGAACGCGGGGCAGACCCCCGTCGGCCCGGCGATGGTGAACCTGCAGGCCTTCTCGGCGGTGCTGGAGATCGACGAGACGATGATCGCTTGGGGCGTGGAAAACTCCGCGGTCGAGGGAGCAGCGGAGGCCACCGACTTCTTGGTCGGCGACAACCTGCTCCTCGCCTATCGGGCGCCCGCGCCCTCGCTGCTCCAGCCCTCGGCCGGGTACACCTTCGCGTGGACCGGGCTGCTCGGAGCTGGCGCGTTCGGCAACCGGATCAAGCGGTTCCGGATCGAGCGGATCGAGAGCGATCGGATCGAGTGCGAGCTGGCGTTCGACACCGCGATCGTCGGTGCTGATCTGGCGCACTTCTTCCTGCAGCCGATCGCCTAAGCGGCGGAATCCGGCTAAGCTGCTTCCCAAGGGAGGTGTTCATGGCTGAGGCGGAGTACGTCGCATTGCGGCGAATGACCGTGCACGAGCTTGACGACCAAGGGGAGCCTCGTCTCGGCGGAGACGGTCGCCCGATCCTGCGAGAGCTGGGTCCGGGCGATCCGATCCCCGAGGCCGGGAGCTGGAGCAATCTGTGGCGAGAGGTGCGCGCGGGCCGCGTCGGGCTGGCTGGAACCCCGTTCTCGGGGCCAGCGCTCGCCGATTCGATGCGCCGGAAGGCGGCGGATACCGGGAGGCCTCAGCGCCCGACCCGGCGCCGGCACAAGGCCGCAGCGAAGGCCGAGAGGCCTGCAGTCGAGCGGCCTCGCAGTCGCGAAGCGGCTGCAGCTGCGCCCGAGCCCGAGCCGGAGCAGCCCATCGCGGACGTAGCTCCTCGATCGGCCGGCGCGGAGGCGGATCCAGAACTGGAGGGGTAGCCGATGGCCATTACGGACGCCGCGACCTATGGGGCGGATCCGGCCAACAGCCAGATCGACGAGATGCGGCTGCTGATCGGTGACACCGATTGCGCGAACCCTTGCCTGCTGGATTCGGAGCTGCAGTTCTTCGTCTCGGAAGCGGGCAGCACGGCCTACGGGTCCGTCCTCGCCGCCGAAGCGTGCGCGGCGAAGTGCGCGAGCCAAGTCGATGTTGCAACGGGCGCGGTTCGCAAGACGCTGAGCCAGAAGTTCGCGCAGTACAAGCTCGTCGTGAAGAACCTGAAGGCGCGAGCCGATGAGATTGGCGGCGCTCCGGTCTTCACCGCTCTCACCAAGAGCGACAAGCGGGCGGATCTGCTCGACGCCGATCTCGTGCAGCCGAATTTCCGGCTGAAGCAAGACGACAACCCGCGCAAGGTCGCCGCGGACGACGAGAGGCTTACCGGCCTGATCCCGTAGGGAGATCCCGAGTGATCGAACGCGAGCTGGCAAACGTGTTCGACCTGACACTCCTGCGCCCGGTTCGCACCGGACCCGGTTTGGATACGGTCGGCACTCCCGTCACCATCGCCGAAAACCTCTGCGCCATCTACGAGCCGGTGCAGATTCTCTTTCGCGATCTCGACAACCGGGAGATCACGCTCACGTCGAAGTTCTGGATCGATCCGTGCGATTCGAGCGGCAACGCGCTCGACATTCGCGCGAACGACTGGCTTCAATTCACCGACTTTCGCGGAGTGCTCCAGAAAGAGCAGCAGATCCGGCGCGTCTCCCCGTGGTTCATCGGGCGCGAGCTTGATCACATCACCTTGGAGATCGGCTGATGCCAGTCGAGGGCGCGGACGTGATCGCGAAGCGGTTTCGGCTGCTCGCGCGCGGAGTGACCGAAGCGATCGAGGACGAGATGAACGATGTGGCCGAGGAGCTGCTATCCGACTCGCGCGATCTCTCGCCGCAGCTCACGGGTGCGCTGATCGCTTCCTCGGGGGTCGATTCGCTCGACCGAAGGCGGGACGGCGAGTTCATCCGCTCGATCTTCTACGACACCCCGTATGCGGTGGCTCAGCACGAAGGCAGCTTCAACCCCGGTCCGATCACCCGGCAGAAGCCGGGCGCGGGCCGGAAGTACCTGCAGCGCGCCTACGATGCGAAAAAGCGCAAGATCATCGAGCGGATCGGTCGCCGCACCGAGCAGGCGATGCGCTTCGTTCTGAGGTGAGCCGATGGCGCTAGGTCTTGAGCAGGCACTCGCCGAGTTTCTGAGCGCGCCGCCTCCGCCGACCCCTTCGTTCGGTGGCCTCTACGATGATGCAGACCCGGCTCAACGGGTGATCTTCGTCATCGAAGAGCCGCCTGTTCCTACCGACGACACCGACGATGCCAGCGCCCTCGGTGGCTATATCACCACGGCCGACCTTGCCATCTCGGTCTTCACCGATGGAGGCGAACCGCCGCAACTGCTGCTCGGCGAAACGTGGACGATCACGATTCAGGTTCGCCATCCCACCTACGAGACGGCGATGCAAACGCAGCACGCAATCCAACAGTTGCTGCAGGAGAACGGAGGCCAGAGCAACGGGGCCAACCCTCTCGCGCAAGGCCTGTTCCGGGGCATCTCGATCTGGCGAATCACGGCGGACTTCCCGCCACTCCGCCTCGGCAGGGACCGGGACGGGCAGGACGGGCGATATCGGACGACGCAGTCGTTCACCGTTCGCACGAAACCCATCACCTTCAGCTAGCTAGGGAGGACGATCAATGTCCGTACAGCCGCGACCGACCGATACCATTACGGTCGATTTTCTGCAGCTCGGCATGCCCTACATCGAGTTCGCGCCCGCTCTTTCGGGTGGCGCGTTCGGCCCCTTCCGGTCGCTCGGTGTGGTGGATAGCGCCGAGATTGCGAAGACGATCGAACTTGCCACGTTGCGCTCCGCTCAGTCGGGCACGAGCGTCAAGCTCCGCGAGCTGGTGCGCTCGTTCGATGCGATCCTGAACGTCGGGCTCTTCCAGCACTCGCCCGAGAACATGCAGCTGATGTTCGGATCCTCGACGCTGGTGGACGTGACCGCGAACCCCGCCGCGAGCATCGTGGGCGATCCGTTCGTGCTGACCGACAACAATCAAGACTTCCTCGATCTGAGCGAGCAGCTGATCGACGAGGCCACCGTCGTGATCACGGCGGATCAGAACGTGCTCGAACCCATCGGCACCGGGCAGGGCGGAACCTTCGGCGAAACCACGGGCGACTTCCGGCTCGACTTCAAGATCTCGGTGATCGGCGACGTGACGCTCTATCAGGAGACGACCGGGACCGTGGTGGTCGATCGCACCGCCGATCTCGTGGCGGGCGCCGCGCCGCTGGCCGGGCAAATCGGCATCGAGGTGGGAGCGACCGCGATCAGCGGCCAGATCACCTATCCCGCGGGCGAAGCTCCGGCATCCGGCGTCGTCATCGAGGCGACCTACGAGCCCACGTTCGCGACCGTGCTCAACACCGACTTCACCGTCGATCCGCAGCCCGGCCGCGTTCGCTTGCTCGATTTCGAGACGACCACCCCCAACACCGAGCCGTTTCGGCAGTTCCAAACGATGGAGGCCGACTACGACTTCAACCAGATCGACCACGACGAGATCACGCCGTTCACGCAGTTCACTTTCTCGGGGCAGACCCGGATCCGGCTGCTGACCGACGTGGGGATCAACATGATCTGGACGATCCCGGTGTCCAGCGTGCGCGTGACCGACGACGCCTTCGTCTTCAATCGCGACGAGTTTCAGGTGACATCGCTCGTCATCGACATCCTCGACGCTGGCGGCTCGGTCCGCTTCGGCGTCATGGAGGTCTACCCGGAAACGCCGTAAGCCGGTGATCCTACTGCCGAAAGAACCCCGTGCCCCCGCTCGTGCTTCGGCCGGGCGGGGGCCTTTTTCGTTCTCGGATAGACGGGCTCAGCTCGCTCAGGTAGCCTAGCCGGCAACCGGGGAGGGCGTGCATGGGGGCGAGTCGAAAGAAGGGTCGAGCGAACGGACCGGAGCCGAAGAGCGAGAGCGCGGACGAGCGCGAGCTGGCGGTGCTCTTTCCGCACATCGACGTGGAGCTGACCAACGGCGAGAAGGTTGCGGTGCGGCAATGGGACATCGACACGGGCGCGGTGCTGATGCCGCGCGTGATCTCGATGATGCAGAAGCTCCAAGGCCTCACGGGTGAGATCGAGCTGGACGAGCTGATCCTCCGCGCGAAGGTCGAGTGCTTTCAGATCGTTGCGGGAACGATCGGGTGGGAGATCGACAAGCTACGCACCCGCTGCACCTTCGAGGATTTCCTCTCGCTGCTGCAGGCGGTGATCGACACATCGCTGGTTCGCGACGACGGAAGCGGAGCGCTAGCAAAAATCGTAGGGCTGGCCAACGCCCTCGGGCCATTGGCAGGAGTGCAAGCGATTACCCGACAATCGCCGGAGCCCTCGACTTCCTCGTCGGACACGGGTACTCCGTCGCCGATCTCCGGCGAATGACGTGGGATCAGATCGAGCTTTTCGCAACGGCCGCAGCGCAGCGAGCGAAGAACGAGCAGCTGATGCAGGCCAACCTCGCAGCGCTCGGAACCGCGGTTGGATTCTCGGGCGACTCGGCGCCGCTCAAAAAGCTAGCGCGCCAGATGAGCGGGGATGGACTCGCGCTGATCGACGCACCCGATCCAGAAATAGCGCGCGGCATGCGCGACGCAATCGGTCAGTTGGCCGAAGGCGGAGCTGTGAGGATCAAGTCGCATGGGCCTAACAGTCGGCGAACTGAACGTCCAGCTCGAAGCGTCAACAAAAGAGTTCCGCGAGGCTCTGGATGAGGTAGCGAAGCGGGTTGAGGACATTGCCGGCACGACGGAGCAGGGCACCGAGCGCGCGGGCAACGCCTTCCGGAACTTCGGGGTGGCCGTCTCTGCGGCGGGGGTTGCGATCAACGCCGCGTCGCTCGCCGGCTTCACGTTCGGCAAGACCCTCACGCGCATCGCTCTCGTCATCCCGGGCCTTCGCGTCTTGCTCATCGGGCTCGGCGCCGTCCTCGGTCTTCTCGCGCTCCGCAAGTTCGCGAACCGCGGCATCGAGCTAGCGGCGTCCTTCGAGCAGGTCGCGGTGGCGCTGGAGACGCTGACCGGATCCGCCGAAACCGCGCAGACCGTGCTCGCCGAGGTGAACAAGATCGTTCTTGAGACGCCGTTCGGCCTCAACGAGCTGGCGAACGTGGCGCGGCAGCTGGCCATCGTCTTCGGCGACGATGCGGATGCCATCTCGGAATTCACGCGGATCACCGCGGACATCGCGGCGGTTTCGGGCAAGAGCGTCGAGCAGATCGGCGGGCAGATCCAGCGCGCGGTCACTTCGGGGCTCGGTGCGGCGGAGGTGCTGCGCGAGGCCGGAATCACCGCGCTCCTGCTGGAGCAGGCCGGCGCGACCGACGTGGCCGCTCTCCGCGGGGAGGCGCTGCTCGAAGCCTTCCGAGGACTGACCGCCGAGGGCGGCAAGGCCTTCGGAGCCGCGGCGCGGCAGGCGCTGACGCTGACCGGCGCGCTCTCCAACGCGGAGATCGCCCAAAACGAGTTCAATCGGGCGTTCGGCGATGCCCTCGCCCCCACGACCATTACCCGGGCGAAGAACACGCAGGACGCCTTTGTGGCGCTCCGCGAGGTGGTGATCGATCTGACTCCGGCGATCCGGGCGATCGCCACGATCTTCTCGACGATTTTCAACTTCGCGGTGGACGCATCGGTCGCGGCGATCCGCGCGCTGATCATTCCGCTGAAACAGCTGGAGCTAGCGCTCGCCGTCGTGCAGGTGATCATCGTCGGCTTCGCTGCGGCGGTGGATATCACGTTCAAGGCCGCGCTCAACGCGATCATCGGGTTGTTCCGGCTTCTGACCGGCGACATCGAGGGCGCGCGGCAGGCCTTCGCCGAGATCGGCAGCGTGATCGAAGATTCGCCCGTGGTCACTCTGCTGACGAACGTGCTGATGACCGCGTCGGTCGCGGCGGAGGATCTGCTCAACTCGATGCGTGGCCTGCTGCGCGCGGTGCCGATCTTCGGGGCCTTGGCTGAGGCGATCGGCTTCTCCACCGAGAACACCGACAAGTTCGCTCGATCGCAAGAGAAGGTCGCAAAGGAAACGGAGGAGGTCACCGAGCGAACCGAGGCCGAGGTCGAAGCGCTCGAAGAGCTGAACAAGGTTCTCAGGGACGTGGGCGGCGAGACGGGAATCGACCGCATCCGAGCGCTCGACCAAGAGATCATCCGCGTCTCGCTGCTGAAAACCAACCTGCAGGACGCGACGCAGCAAGGCCGCGTGCTCACGTTGCTCGCGCAAGAGCGCACGCGGCTGGCGCAGCTGGAGGTTTCCGCCTCGCAGGGCATAAGGGGCACCCTCGCGCGAGTCAACGAGCAGATCGCGGCGCTCTCAGAGATCGATCCGGCTGCCGCAACCGACTTTGCGATTTCGCTATCGGAAGCCTTGACCGGGGCTGGTACTGAGCTGACGGATCAGATCGTCGCCGCTGCAGAGGTGTCGCAGTCGATTCGCGACTTCGAGCAAGCCGACCGGCTGCAGAAAGAGAAAGAGGCAGCCGACGAACGGGAGCGGCTGCAGACGGCCGCGGACCGGGAGATCCAGACGGCGCGGGAGGCGCTGGTGTCGGGGCTTCGCGTCGCTCAGCTCGCAGCGATCACCGACGAGACGATCCGGCGCATCGCCGTGCTCAACGACGAGATCGCCGCGGTCGAAGAGCTGGGGAGGATCACGGGCGATCGCGCGTTGGCCGAGGAGCAGATCAACCTTCTGATCGAGCAGCGCGTCGCGCTCGAAGCCGATCTCGCAGCGCAGCAGGCCGCGGAGAGGCAGGCGCGGGCGCAGCTGCCGCAGACGCTCGCCGCGATCAACCAGCAGATCGCCGAGCTGGCCGAGATCGATCCCGAGCGAGCCACGCGGTTCGCCCTCGATCTGCAGCGCGCGCTCGTGCAGGCCGGCGATGACCCGCAGGCGCTGCTCAAGGCCGCCACAAACCTCGCTCAGAGGCTCCGTGAGGAGCTGGCGACGCTCGAAGTGCCCACCCTCGGGCAATCCATCGGGCAGGACGTTTTCCGGGGCATCTCGGACGCCCTCACGGGGCAGGACTTCAACTTCGGCCAGACGCTCGCCGATTCCCTCACCGAATTCGGCCAGCCGGCGCTCGACAAGCTCTTCGAGGAAGCGGTCGCGGACTTCGGCAAGGCGTTCGAGGGCGCGATTCAGGCCGGCGCCAGCTTCCTCGAAGGCCTCGACCTCGGAGGCGCGGGCGGCGGGATCTTCTCGGGCATCGGCGACTTTTTCGACTCGGCTGCGGGCAAGGCCTCGATCGGTCTGATCGGGCAAGGGATCAGCACGGCGCTCAAGTTCGGCGACGAGGACATCAGCGCCAGCGCGGCCCGGAACATTCAATCGGCGGTCACTTCGGTGCAGGCGGTGCGCGGGATCGTGGCCGGGCCGACGCAGATCGCCGTCGCTCAGGTGGATCGGGCCATCTCCGACGCCTTCGTGGAAACCAACCTGATCTTGCGCCGGATCGAAGCGAACACGCGAGCCTCTGCTGCCAACGGAGGCCGCGGCGGCGACTCGCTGGCGCCGCCCGATCCGAACAGCGACGCCACGAGAATTCTGATCGGCGAATCTGAATCTCTAATCTGACCGGAGGGACCATGAGCGAGGACCGCAAAGTGACTCCGCTGAAGCCTGCACCCGAATCACCCGCGGAGGTTGCCGGTAAGATCATGGCCGAAACCGTGCCGCTTCGAGATCTCGCCGGGTCGCTTCCTCGCATCGCCGCGGAGCTGGCGCGGAGCAACGCGCTGGCGGCGGAGACGATTCGCCTGCACCAGCTGCAGCTTCAACAGACCCAGCGCGTGATCGACCTTCTCGCTGGCCAGATGGCGAACGGGCCGCAGGTCCAGATGCACATGCTGGACAAGTTCGGCGATATGTTCGCGCCGATCATGGAGATGATGAACCGCAGCGCGGCGAAGCCGGCGCAGATCGTCGCCGAGCCTGCCGAACGCGAACCCGTCGCCCACGCGGGAAAGGGCTTCCGCGTGCAGGGCGATCCGAACGAGGCGACGCCACGAGAGGAGTAGGATGCCTCTCAAGTTCATCGAGGCAATCGACCTCCGGACGTTCGTCAATCTGATCTCGTCGGAGCAGAGCGAGCCGGGGTTCCGAACGAGCCTGCAGGGCTCCGCGCCCGAGAACGCCTACGCCCATTCGATCGACAAGATCATGGTGGACGGGTGGTTGGCCGACGAGGGAACAGCCGGCCCGTCGCAGGATGGGTTCGTGCGCTTCGGGTGGGACGTGCTGCTCGCCGATCCGGGCAATGCGATCGTCCATCGCTACGGGCTCAACCAAACCACGGTGCGCTTCCCGGTCGCGATGGGAGATCCGAACCGCTTGGGCGGGCAGAAGGGCTACGCATCCGACACGGGCAGCTTCAACACCTCGGTGTGGGAAGAGGTCAGCCTAATAACGGGCGCCAACTCCGGAGTCGATGCGTTCCCGACGGTGATCCCAGCGAACGGGCCGATCCGCCTCAATCTCGGGATTGGCGACTTTGCGTCGGCCAATTCGGGCGGCTGGGTGAGCGCGCCGGGCATTATCGGCGGTGGCGTCGGGATCGGGTGGTGGCAGTTCTTCGAGGGCTTGACCGATGGCATCCCGGCCGACGCTGCAACGCCGCGCCTCGGTCCCGAGGATGCCGAGACGAATGCGCTCGGGAGCAACGTCTATCCGAAGGGGCTGGCGCTCGCAAAGATGAGCGCCGCGCGCATTCCGGCGCCGGTTGGCCAAGACGACGCCGCCGAAGATTCCAACGCGCTCTGCTGGCTCGATCTGGACACCGGAGGCCTCGCCGGCCGGATGCACTTGACGCCCGGGGTTGCGACCAACTCGCTCACCGAGCCGAACAGCGAGGCGCCGATCGCGGGAAACAACTTCGATTGGTGGCCGGCGCAGTATATCCCCGACACCGACGCCACCGCAGCGCAGCCGAAGGGCGAGCTGCTGCTCGTCTCGAACGACGACGCGGTGGTCACCGAGTCGGCCTTCGACAACACGCTCTTTCTCAAGGTGATCGACTTCAATCCGTTCGGGAAGGTGGCTAGCTCGGCGCCGAATCGCGTGCATGAGCGCGAGCGGCTGCTCTCGTCGGTCGTTTTCAACCATGACCCGCTCTTCGATCTCCCGAGCGGCGGCGTCGCGCGCGAAATCGGATCGATGCGGCTGTTCTTCCATCCGCCGACGCGGCGCTTTGCTCTGATCCTCGCGGTGCAGTCGAGCGATAGCGCGGGGGCGGGGCCTCTCATCGGTGAGTCGGGAATCGGCTACTGGCAGCGCGCGATCGACCCCGTACTCGTGACCAGCCCCGTCGCTCGCGATGTTCCGCGAACCAACGACGTGATCGCCTACGATAGCTTCGTCGGAGGCTCGCTCGGCGAGCCCGTGGCCGCGCAGCTGGTGGACTGGACGCTCTTCCGCAACTCCACCGAGGGCGAAATCCTCGACGCTTCGACCTTCCCGGGCAGCTCGACCGTCGCCAACTTCCCGATCGACGACACCAGCCCATCGATTCCCGAGGGAACGCTCGTCGTCCTCAGCGATGGCACGATCCTAGTGGAAGGCGTGGATTATTCGGTCGTGCTCGCGACCGGGGTGATCACTTGGATCACGGATCAGAGCGGAGCGGCGCTGGTCACCGCCACCTATGAGCATCGAACCACGGATGCCTCGCCGCCGCACGGTAGTCTGCTCTCGGCGCAATCGGTGAGCGATGGCGACGGGATCGCTTCGACTCAGATTCGCTACGACGACAACGATCAACTCGTCGGCAAGCTGGACCGGATCATCTCGGAGATAGCATGAGCTTCAAGGCTACGTTCGCCCAAGACATCAGCGAGTATTCTCAGAAGATCGCGGAGAACTCGCAGGATCCGCCCGACGACTCGGGAAGCGCGACGGGGCTGGGCCGCTTCGCCGCCTACGGATCGGGACCAACGCCGTCGGCGAACCTCATCTACCACACGGGGCGCGATCGCTTCTTTTGTCCCTTCCGGGCATCGTCGGCCGCGCAGGGCTCGTCGGGCGTCGGCTACTTCGACCCGAACTTCGTCGCGGATTCGCCGCCGAATGCCGACTACGTGAACCAGACGACCCTCGGCCTCGGGGCTATCACCACCCTGCAGAACGATCAGTTCGATCCGGCCACCTCGGCGCAGCGGATCTTTCTCGCGAACGCCGGATCTGGAAACATCGACGAGCTGGATCCCAACACGCTCGGCCTAACAACCGACGTGTTCGACGAGGGGCCCAACGGGATCTTCCAGAACACCATATCGGGACCGCCTACCGGAGACGGGAACTGGCAGAGCCTCGTCAGCACCAACCTCTTCTTCACGGGCCTAAAAAACGGGATTCGCGTCACCAGCGGCGAGGTCAACAACGCCAACGGGAACAAGAATAACGTCGAAACCCTCACGTCCGGGGTGAACGTCCATCCCGACGGGCTCTACCTCGCGAACTTGAATACGGGCACGCTCGAAGGCAACAACGTCACCCGGTCGTTCGGCTGGGTCGATATCCGCACGCGGCGGCTCGTCGGATTGATCGGCGCGGAAGAGGACGGGCTCTCGACGGGGATCCCCTCGTTCTTCCCGCTCGAAGTGGCCGCTAACCCGACGGGGAACAGCTCCGAATCGGAGATCAACGGGCGCACGTTCCAATGGATCTGCGCGCAGTACCTGCCAGATCCTGATGCGACCTTCGCCATCCCGAAGGGTGAGCTGATCTTTATTCCGAGGCTGGAGATCCCGAGCATCAACGTCCCGGTGCTCGGCGACGTGCAGGAAGTCTACATCCGGATCACCGATTTCAACCCGTTCAACGTGGCTGCTGCGGAGGGCTCGCGCGATCGCCAGCACGGTCGGAAGCGGCTCACTTCCGCGATCATCTTCAACGTCTTTGTCCCGTTCGATCTGACCGGCCAGAACCCGATGAACAACCCGGCGAACCCGTCCGTGCAGTTCGATCCGCTTCGCGGGCGCTGGGTCATGGTGGTGGCCGACGGCACGAGTCTGGAGCCGTTCCCTATCGATACGAACTACCAGACGGTCGGGTTCTTCTCGCGCTCCGTCGATCCGGTCATCGTCACGAGTCCAGCCGCCCGCGACGTGCCGCGCACGAACGACGTGGTTGAGTTTGAATCCTTCGTCGGCGGAGATCTCGGCGAGCCAGTCGGCGGATCGCAGATCGATTGGACCCTGAATCGGAGATCCACCGAGGGAGAACTGCTCGATGCCTCCACTTTCCCGGGCACGAGCACCGTAGCGAACCCGCCGATCGATGATGTGAGCCCGAGCATCCCCGAGGGAACGCTGGTGGTGATCGCCGACGGGACGACGCTCGTCGAGGGCGCGGATTACTCCGTGGTGCTCTCGACGGGGATCATTACGTGGATCACCGATCAATCGGGAGCGGCAGTCGTGACCGCAACCTATGAGCATCGCTCGACTGGCGCTTCGCCCGCGCACGGCACGCTTCTGACGAGCGCTTCAACCTCCGACGAGGGCGGGCAGGTGCGCACGCAGGTTCTCTTTCCCGATAACGATGCGCTGGTCGGCACCATCGACTTCCTCGAATCGGAATTCGCCTGATGCCGGGCAACGATCTCATCTTTCACGGCACCACCGGCCTCGGAGGCGTGGACGGAGGGAGCCAGCCCGATCCGGCCGACTGGCTTGGCCGCGCTCGCGCTTCGCAGGTGCTGCACGAGTTCCAGAGCACCCTCACCGCCGCGCAAACGCTGCAGTCGCGCCACTTCGTCGTCGATTCCACGCGGATCGGCGACGGCGAGGACGTTCACGTCTTCAAGTGGCTTCTGATTCAGACCGGGGTCAATGCGCTCGCAGCCGCGCGGGTAATGAGCTTCGCCAGCGCCACGGGAACCTTCAAGCTCGACCGGCTGCTCGGGCCCGGGGTGGCCGGGATCGGCGACGACTACGCGCTCTTCGCGGTCAACAACGTCTGGCCAGACGTGACCGCGGCGCAGGCGGCAGCCGGCGAAGAGCGGTTCCGGTGCATCGTCTTCCGCAACCAGCACGGCTCTTCGATCACCAACGTGCGGGTCTACTTCGTGCCTCTGATGATCGCCGGGCTGGAGATGGCGCGAATCCATCAGGAAACGGTCGGCGGGTTCTTTCTTGAGCGGGCCGATGATCAGACGGACATTCTCGACTCGCTCGGGCAGCGCGATCCGCTCGGCGGGCCCGATGGCTTCGCCGGCTCGGGGGGCTGGATCCCTCCGTTCGGCTACGGGACCGCGGATAGCAACGTCAACACCCTCGCCAACAACGGCAACTCTGCGATCTGGCTGCGGCGGACGATTCCGGAAAACTCGCGGTTCCGCCGATCGGTTGCGGTGCAGATCATCGCCGAGAGCGATACCGCGGGCAGCGACCCGGATCCTCTCGCGGGCTCGGCGATCATGGCGTGGGACATCGACGGCGCCGAACCCGTCGGCCTGATCGAGCGCGACCGCTTCGTCTACGTCGGAGGCGGCGCCCGCTTGACCGGCATCGTCAGCGCGGCGGGGATCCCGCTCGAAGATCGCCCGGTGAAGTGGGATCTGCGGCTCGGTTCTCTCGGAGCGATCTTCACCGACGACGATCCGATCGCCGAGTACGATACGACCGATGAGGACGGCGAGGTGCAGGCGACCTACATCGCGCCATCTCTCGAAACGGCCGAGGGTCAGACGGCATTCCCGCGGCTGGTCATCGGTGCCGGCGACGAGGTGGGCGATCCGATGCCGCGAGTCAACGGCGTGGTCGCCGGAACCTTCACCTATGACGTGGATGCGACCGGAAGCCTGCCGCAGTCCAGCCAAAGCTACCTAGAGGAGCCCGAGAGCTTCATGGTAGGCCAGTAGGGAGAGCACATGGCACCACCGATCATCTTCGCGCGAACCGTGACGCTGGGCGTGGCCGGGCCCACGCTCGACCTCACGAGCATCCCGCAGACCGCGGACCACCTCTTCTTTCGGATCCGGGCCCGCAAGGACGTGGACATCATCAACGACGAATTCCTCGGGCTCCGCGTCAACGCCAATGCCACGGGGATCTATAGCGGCCACGCATCGCAGGCCACCACGGCGACCTTCAACATCGGCGTCGGCGGCGACGGCGTCTTGAACGATACCGAGATGGCGATTGCCGAGCTGGCCACGAACGAGGGCAGCGGCGGCGTCTTCCAAGAGCTGTTCGGCTGGATCGCGCGCTACACCGAAGCCGAGAACCATGTGCTCCACGGATTCGGCACCAGCATGGACGGCCCGCTGATCGCCGACGTGAAAGGCCATCGCTTCAACTACGTGATCAACGACGCGAGCGCGATCACCCAGCTAAACCTATTCAACGAGCCGGGCGACGACTTCGCGATTGGCACCGAGATCTCGGTGTGGGGCATGGCCGGCGTCGGCGATATCGCAACCGTCGCGCGCTCCGCGCAGGCCGGAGCACCGAATCCGGTGATCGACTTCGCAGGCGATTCGCTCAAGGACTACACCGTCACCGCGGCGGTGCTCAACAGCTTCTCGGCCTCGAACCCGAGGCTGGGCCGCACGATCAAGGTCAATCTGACGGGAGGCGACGGCGCATCCACGATCGCGTTCCCGGTTGGCACCGAGGTTCTGGAGAACAACTACGTGGCCGGCGCGGATGCGTGGCTGATCATCGAGTGCGTGGATGAGGCGGGCCCCGAGTTCATCGCCAACCTCAAGGACGTGGTCTGATGCCGGCCTCTGACTTCCTCGACGATGCGCTGCTCGACGCGGTGTTCCAAGACGTGGACCCGGCTGCGCCGCTCCAGCTGGCGACCGTCTACGTCGCGCTCTTCACCGCGGCTCCGAACAAGGCGGGCGGCGGCTCGGAGGTTGTCGGCAACGGCTACGCGCGGTTCCAGACGGCGATCAGCGATTGGGCCACCACCGGCTCGCCCGTCTCGGCCAGCAACGTCAACCCGTTCGTCTTTCCAGAGGCCACCCCCGCGGGATGGGGAACCATCGTGGCCGCGGCGGTCTTCGATGCGCTCAGCGGCGGCAACATGCTCTTTTTCGACACGCTGAATTCGAGCGTTGACGTGGGGGCTGGCGAAACCTTCGCCTTCTCCGTCGGCGCGCTCAGCTTCACGGGGGCCTAGCATGGGCGAGACGCTGATCATCATTCAACAGGGCGACCCGGTAGTCGTCGAGGATGCGATTACGTTCATCGGCACCGGCAGCGAGGGCGACCCGGGTGCCTGCAGGCGCCTCGTCTTCCCGGCGACCATCTCTCCGCTGCTCGCCCCCGTCGTGTATGAGATCACCGGCACTCAGGTCTGTTTGAACCCGGACCGCACTCTCAACTTCGACAAGGTTCCGCTCTTCCATCCGATCACGACCTCGGTGCTGACGATCGGATCGCGGCGCGACATTCGATTCGAGGAGCAGGAAGAGGACGTGATCGTGACGGAGATTTGGGAAGCCAACCAGATCCCGATGCCGACCTCGTTCTTCCGGCTCCTCTACGAGTATCTGATCAACTCGCCTCCATTCACTACCGGGCAGACCGATTTCGTGGTTTGGGAGCCGCGCGACAAGAGCACGCGGACCTACAACGTGAACATCCTCTCGCTCTCGGTCGGCGGAGCCGGTGGCGGCGAAGGCGGGAGCGGAGAGCAGCGGTTCGACGTGCAAGACTTCCGCGAGCCGGGTGGCTTGAGCAGCGGGGGCAATATCCAAACCGCGATGGATTCTCTCAACGTCCTTCCGACCGGAGTGGTGGACCGGGAGGTGAGGCTGCGAATGCGGATCATCTCTGAGGTGACCTGATGGCGCGGTCGCTGACGCCGACTCTGGACGCGGCCATGCTCGGGCAGGTTCGCAGGCCGGCTTTCTCCATCGAGATCTTCGATATCCGAAGCACCAGCACCGAGGTCGTGCCGACGCGGATCAACGACGTGGTGATCTTCCACGTCACCGGCACCACCTCGCTCCCGACCATCGTGGGGCCGCGCGAATTCGATGACGACGTGCGATCGGTCGCGATGATCGAGCAGGCGGGCGACTACGTCGAGGCCGGGATCAACACCGCGCAGATCACGTTCGTCGTCTCCGATCCGGACGGCCAGTTCGATCCGGTCACCAACCCGCCAACGGGCGGCGACCCCGAAGCGCTCGGGCGCTGGCTGCGGCAGGGCAACGTGGTCGTGATCCGCGAAGGCGACGAGGCCGAGCTGGTCGTGAACTGGCCGATCACCTTCACCGGATCGATCAAAGGCCAGCCCGGGCAGGACTTCAATCGCACCACGGGCAACGCGCAGCTCACGGTCAAGGCCGTTTCGCGCGAGGCCGACTTTCAGAAGCTGGAGAACACCTCGCGGAATTTCCTGCAGGGCTCCACCTACTTCGACATCGCCAACGAGATCGCCGAGGTCGATATGGGGCTCGACCTCGACGAGATCTCTTTCACCGGATTCGGCTCGCGGCTGACGGTCTTCCTCTCCACGCAGTTCGTCATGGAGAATCCGCTCATCTCGGTCGCCAAGCTCATGTTCCCCGACGGGTTCATGCCGAAGTTCGAGGGGATCGGCACGCTCGGGCTGACCAATGCCATCGTGACCAAGGCGCCCGCGCGGTTCTTCCCTGAATCGTCGCTACCCATCTCGATCATCCGCCCGATGATCGAGGACAATGGCGTCAATTCGGTGGAAGTGCTCGGCCTCGACGCGAACATGGATCAGATCGTCCAGTTTCGGCAGGAGCTGGCGCGAGCGTCGATCACCACGGGCTATTTCGCAAAGGACACCGAGATCCCGGTGTCGTGGAGCGAGGATCTGACGCAGCAGGCGCTCAACGTCCAGATGGTGGTGCTGGCGAGCATCGGCGACTCGATTTTCAGCTTCGGCGACGAGAGCTTTGCCGCGGTGATCCAGACCGACGGTGGCTCGGTGCAGGGCGAGATCTCGGTGGACGGCGCGCTCGGCGCTTCCATCGGGATCATCTATCTGCTCGCGGTGCTCTTCGTCGCGACGGCCTTCATTCCCGACGGGACGACGGGCATCGGCGGGCCGACCATCCCGATCGGGAAGCCACTCAACGCGCTCGTCGGGAAGATCATTCAAACGGTCCTCGGGACTGCGGGCCGCGGCGACTACCGGATCGTGGGCCAGCCCTTCGAGTACGTCTTTCCTGAAATCCGCGAGGTCGCGCGCGTGCTCGGGCTGCGATCCGAGGACGTTTCGGAGATCACGGTAGAGAATCACCTGATCAACACGACCGCTGACGCTGCAGCGAGCGCGCTTCGGATCCTGCGGCGCGAGCGGGCGAAGGTCAACTCGCGGACGGTCGAGATGATCCACGATCTGAGGCTGGAGCCCGACGATATCTTCGCCGTCGGCGATGGCATCGACGAGCGCCGCTACATGATCCAGACGATCAACCGAACGCTGGCCCGCGGCGGGCGGCACACCGCGCAACTCAACTGCTTCGAGGTTACGGTGGGCGTGAGGCCGTGAGCGATCTCAAGCGACTGATCGACCGCCAGATCAAGCGGCGAATGCCGCGGATCCGCGGAACCTGCGTCACCGATCCGTTCCAAACCAATTTCGACCCGGGAGGCGCGCGCTTCCTCCACTTCGTGGTGGACGTGGACATCGGCAGCGGCCGGATCTTGGAGAAGGTGCCCGTCAAGATCGCAGCGAAAGCTCGGTTCTATGCGAGGGCGGGTCAGCCGGTCTTTCTCGATCGCGATGGTCAAGGCCGCTATCAGGTCACCGCGCCTGCTGATCGCGTGCAAAAGCAAGGCTCGATCACCACGCTCGACGAGGATGCAGCGACCACCGCCGCGGGCGGCGCCATCGGCTTCAGCACGACGCGCGAGGTCTTCGACTTCTATAAGGGCACGACGCCCGAGAGCTTTTTCGACCCAGCGCTGGAGCCCGACAACATCCTCTGGCTCCGAGGCTACGACCGACTGGCCGGCTTGCCGGAAAACATCTTCCCGGTCACGGACGCGGATGGCGCCGAGGTCGTGCTGATGATCGACAAGAGCGGCAGCGGGAACAATGCCGCCTCGACCGGGGTGGCCACGGAGAATCCGCTCTACCGGCGCTTCGATGGCGCGGGAGGGAACACCAACCTCCGCAGCGCGGTCGATTTCGATGGCTCGAACGATGTGCTCGACATCGCGGCCAACGTCACCGAGTCAATCGGCGGGCAGATCTCGATTTTCCTGCTGCTCAACAAGGACGCGGCCGGCGCCGGCAACGACTTCGCGCTCCAGCTCGCGAATTGGGACATCCTCTCGCGGCGATCTGCCGGCGACTCATGGGGTTTCGATCAAGGCGGCGGCGTCGTGGATTCAGGCTCAACGCTCAGCGCCTTCGTGCTGATCGAGCTGGTCGCGACGAGCTTCGCGAACATCGATCTCTACCAAAACGGTACGCTGCTCGGGAACTTCACGCCGGGCGGAGCTGGCGCTGGCAACGCGACGAGCCATCTCGGGAACGATTCCGCTGGGGTGTCCGCTCACAACGGGAGAATTGCCGAGGTGCTGGTGATCGACGAGACGGTCAGCGCGGCGAAGCGCGCCAACATCGAAGCCTACTTCAACCAAACGATGTTCGTCAGCTTCGCGCTCTGGAGAAACGGAGTGGACGGCTTCCCGAAGATCCTCACGCTCGACGCGGCGGGGAATGAGGTGGTGCTCTAATGGCGAACGATCTCGACCTCCTACTCAGCTTCGTCGATGGCCAAGGTGCCGGCGCTGGCACCTACGTCACCTACGCGGAGGATATGGATACCAACTTCACCGAGATCCAGACGCAGTTCAACTCGCTCAACGCCGAGGTGCGCGCCTTCGCGGGCAACAACGCCACGATCGTCTTTGATCTCACGCTCTCGGACTCGCCAGCTCTGACGACTGGCATCTTCGGGGTCGATTCCTTTCAGCCGATCGCTTTCATTACCGGCGACACGCAGATTCAGGTTCCGAGGGGAGTCGCGCTGACTGCGGTGCGCGGGCGGATCGTCTCGACTCTCGATCCGGCGACGCTGACCGGCAGTGGGGTTTCGGGTGCTCGGTTCATCAACCTTGACGCCGACGGAACGGTCACGCTGGAGACGGCCACGCTGCAGGGCGAGATGGATCTCTTCTCGGTCAACTGGAACGGCGCGAGCTTCGACACCGGCACGCTCACCCGGTTGGAGGAAATCCTCGTTGACGGCGATGACTTCCAAGGCCAGCGGATCCAAGAGGATTACGGGCAGGGCAGCAGCGCCGCGATCCCCGGACCGTACACCTACGATTCGATCTCCCACCGGATCGACGACATCGTGCGGATCATGGGCGCCGAGCTGGTGTCGGCCGAAGCGGTCGGCGATCCGGGCGGGCCCTCGCAGGCGGCGCTCAACCCGATGGCGTTCGGCGGAACCGCTGCGGCGCCCGGGCTCATCCTCGGCGACGGCGCGGTCTACGATGCGGCGAGCGGACTGTTCGGCACGCCCGGCAGCAACTCGTTCGGCCTCAGCATCCTCGGGACCGCTTGGGCGACGTTCCTCGAAGTCACGGCGAACGAGGTGCAGGCTCGGGTGCGCGGCGGGACGCTGCTGGCCGAGCCTCCCATCTCGATCGGCGATCCCAACACCGGGATCGGCTACGTCTCGTCAGATATCTTCCGGCTGATCGCGGGGTCGCTCGAAGGCGCGCGGATCGGCAGCGTCGGGGGCGTCGTGAGCTTGGCTTTCGTCGGCGATCCGGACACGGGCAGCAACCCGGGACTCGCGGTCATCGGCGACCTCGACACCGGCCTGCTCTCGACCGCGGCGGACTTCCTGCAGAGCATGACGGGCGGGGTGGTCGCTTCGCAGATCAACGCGGTGCAGCAGCGCACCTCGGCGACGCAGGGCCGGTCGAGCGCGACGCGATCGCTGCAGAACGTCGCCACCGGCACGGCGCTCACGGCGATCGTCCTCAACACCGCCGAGCAATACGATCAGGGCACCTACCACGATCTCGTGACGAACCCGGATCGCATGACCATCCCGACCAGCTTCGACGGCGTGCACCAGATCACCGCTACCTGCTCGTTCGATGAGAGCACATCGTCGGGCCCGAACGTGGGCGACCGAGATCTCGCCATCACCTTGAACGGCGCCGTCGTGGCGCGCTCTCGCGCGCAGGCGGCGGGCGCGAACGACACGGACCGATCCGTCTCGGTTGAGCTGGAGCTGGTGGCAACGGATATCGTCCGGATGGCCGTCGCTCAGGATAGCGGCGGCGCGATGGACGTAGTCAACTCGCGCCTCACGGTGCGACTAGGAGACTGAGATGCGGTACTTCCTGATCGGACTCGCCTTCGGCGTCGTCGGGTTCTTCGCCTTCGACGCTTTCGCTCAGGCCGATATCATCGAGCGCCCGACCACGGCGCTCTCCACCAGCAAGGTGCAGGCCAGCGCCTCGCCCAACATCGACTCCACCTGCCTCGTCCTCTGCGGCTCGGATCATCTCGATCCGGTCAACCACTTCGACTGCCAGCCATCGAGCCCGGATGCGATCACCACGCACACCGTGACGCTGGTCAATGGCACGGGCAACATCTGCATACGCGCGGTGGTGTTGAATTCCGCGCTGGTGGTATCGGAGCCGTCGCCGAATCAAAAGACGATTCTCGACGTGCCTTTTGCCCCAGCGATCACGGAGTAATCGAGGAAGCCGAGGTCGCTACCTGTTGGGAGGATTGCGCGCTCGACACGCGGCGCGTGCTCGCTCACCTACTTCCTCAGCCAAGTCGAGACGTTGGGTGCCCGCTCGGGATTGGCGCTGGTCTGAACATAGCTTGCGTGGCTAGGATGGTCCGTCATGGCGTCGGCTTCTGAATCCATAGGCGAGTTGACCGACCGCGAGATGATGCTGCTGCGCCAGATCGTGCAGGAAGAGAACGGGCTCAAGAAGTGGCTCGGTGGGCTGGCGGCGATGGTCGCCGCGGCTGCGATCCTCGGCTCGTTCGCCGTCTGGCACACCCAAGGCCAGATCGTCGTGCGCCTCGATCACGTAGAGGCGAACGTGGCGGAAATCCGCGGAGACGTGAAGACTCTACTGCGAGGTGAGAAACCATGAAAGCCAGAGAGATCGAGGCAACTCTGTCCGCTTGGTGGGGCAGGATCGTTCTGATCGCTGCGATCGTCGGCGGGCTCTATCTGGTGGTCGATAAGTACCGCGACATAGACGAGGGCGTGGCCGAGAGCACCGAGCACGTGGCGACGCACGAGCCGCGCGTGGAAGAGCTGACCCAAACCGTCGGCGACGTGGTGGAAGATCTGGCCACGCAGCGCGCTTCTGATGCGGAGTTCCGCGACAAGGCGCTCAACACCATCGGCGAGGGCTTCTCGAAGCACGACGAGCGAATCACCGGCCTCGAAGATCGCGGGAAAGAGCAGCAGTTCATTCTCAGAGAGCAGCGAGCGCTACGGGTGCAAGAGCAACGGCGGATCGACGCGCTTGAGCAAGAGCAGCGAGCGCAGCGGGCGGAGTCGCGGGCCGCGCTCGAAGTGCTGCGCGACGTATCGCGCCGGCCGATCGTGGTCACTCCCCCGCCGAGCGTGCCCGAATGAGCGGGATCGGAACGATCGAGCGGCTGGTCGTCCATCATTCCGCCTCGCCGCTCTCCACGACGTTCGAGGACATCGTGAAGTGGCATACCGATCCGAAGCCGGAGGGCCGAGGCTGGCCTTTCATCGGCTACCACTGGATCATTCTCGCCGACGGGAGCGTGCGCGTCGGTCGGCCTATGGACATCCGAGGCGCGCATGCGCCTCCGAACAAGGGACGTCTCGGCGTCTGCTGCGTCGGCAACAACACGATCGACGGGCAGGGCTGGACGCTGGAGCAGATCGGATCGGTGCGGCAGCTCGTCGCAGCGGTTCGGCTGCTGATCCCCGACCTCGTCGTCAGCGGGCATCGCGACGTGATGAGGCCGGGATACACCGAGTGCCCGGGCTTGGACGTTCGGGCGCTCCTGCAGGGAGGATGAACGCATGACCAAGCCAGCCTACAAGTCACTCGCGATCGGAAGCGCCGTGCTCTTCGGATTCGTCGGAGTGCTCGAAGCCAACGGGCTCGTTCCGGCAGGAGTCGGCGAGCAGATCGCCGCATCGGTGCAGAGCCTCGCGGCCGTCGGCGCTATATGGGGGGTCCGCCGTGCGATCCCGGGCTCATAGGATCTCGGTCGCCGTCGCCGTGGCTCTGGTCACGGCGGCGTGCGTCCAGATGGCGCTTCCGGAAGATGCGGGGCCTGAGCACCGCTACTTCGCAGCCGTCTCCGATTACGTCACGGTCAAGGTCGCCGCAGCGAAGTACGCGGCTCAGCCTTCCACTCCCGTCGAGCAGGCGGTGGCCATTGTCGCGGTCGTGGAAGATGGCGACGCCTATATCGGCGCGGTCGATGCGGTGAGGCGCGGCGACTGCGCCGATCCCTCGGTCGCGAAGATCCTGCCGGAGCTGAGCGATGCCTGCGTGCTCGCGGATGCCGACTATCTGACGGCCACGGGAGCGCTTCGGGTCACGTCATCGATCCTCCGAAAGCTCGCACTCGAAGAGGAGAGCAACTAATGGACCCAGCGATCGCACTTCTGCTCGTCCGCGTGATCGATATGATCGCGGGGGCGATCGAACTGGCGCCCGAGATCAGCGAGCGCAAGGCGAAGTACCTCGGGATGATCCGCAAGATGGTCGAAGAGGACCGCGGACCCTCCGAGGCCGAATACTCGGAGCTGTTCCGCGATTCCGATGAGGTCACGGGTCAGATCCGCCGCATCGTCAAAGCCAAGCGCGCAGCAGCGGAGCAAGCGGCGCCAGAGGAGTCGAGCGAATGAGAGCCTTCCTACTGATCGGCGTCCTGTTCGCGGCCGGCTGCATCGGCTGCGGCGGCGACGCTCCACCACTGGCGGCTGGCGGCTGCTGCATCCCTTCCTCGGGAGGCTGCGCCGATGGCCAGATCACGGCCGACGCCTGCGACGGGCGGTTCTGGATCGGCCGCACGTGCTCGGACGATGATCCCCCGGTGTGCGAGTAGCGTCGCGCTCGCGCTCGCGATCGGAGCCGGCAGCGCCCTAGCGGGCGGCGGTGGCTTCGATTGCAGCGAGGGGCCCGCCTTCCACGACTGCACGGCCCGCGCTCAGCATTCGCACGAGGCTTGGCTGCGCTGCCAAGAGGCGAACGACGAGATTCAAGACGAGTGGATCGAGAGCTGCGGCGGCTTCGAGCAGCAGCAGGCGCTTCCGCCGCAGTTCGCGCTCCCGCCTAACGCTCCGGTCGCACCGCAGCAGGTTGTGATCCACGAGAACGGCGGCAGCAGCGATCTCATCGGGATCGCGGCGATCATCGGGGCGCTCGGCTCGCTGCTCGGCGGGCTCGCCGTCTGGCGCCAGCGGCACAAGTCGTGAGATTCAACGACGACGACGAGATCGCGCTCAGTTGCGAGCGCGAGCACGGCGAGACGCGCGTGCGGGCGGTCGGCACCGACCTCGAAGGGAACGGGCTGATCGCGGAGGGAACCGGCGATAGCTTCGAGGAAGCGCTGGTCGATCTCCTGCACCGCATCTCAGAGATGCGGGAGGTGTTCTGATGGGATTGTTCGACGACAAGGCGCAACGCCCGCGGCCTGCCGCAGCGGAAGCGGTGCTAGAGGAGATCCCCGACTCGTTCATCGACGACGGGTGCTCGAATTCGCCCGACACCATTTGGGGCTTCAAGTTTCGGTGGGCCTGCCGCATCCACGACTGGCGCTATTGCTCGCGCTCCCACCCGGCCGGCACGATGCACTACGCGAACAAGCTGGGCGCTGACGACGAGCTATACGAGTTCATCGGCAGCTCGCTTCCGTGGCGGTGGCGCTGGGTGCGGTGGATCTACCTGCGCGGCGTGCACGTCGGCGGTGGCTTCGATGCGTGGAATTCCTGCGGCCCCGAAGATGGGCCCGAGTGCCGGCACAACGTCGAGCTTCCGGCGTGGATGCTGAGCGGCAACCGACCTCGCCCGTAAAATAATTCAATCGGCCTCCACCCCCACCCCTCGGGCGCTTCGGCGCTCGGGGGATTTTTTTATGCGCGAAGTTCGAGCGCGGTCGGGCGAACCACTTGTCAAGGTTTTTCTTTTCGCGGCGAACCTCGCGCTCGCGGTGCACGTGCAGCGCAAACCGTCCTCGGTGACTAGCTATACACCGAACGGCGTATCATACACTTACCACGGTTGGAAGATCGCAGACCGACATAGATCTGAAATCCAGACCCACCGTGCCCCGACTTACGCGGGAAGGATCGGCGGGCGAATCGGCTCAGGGAATTGGCGACCCCGTGCGAGAGCAGAGCCCCACCAATCCAAACAATGACAACTCACTAGGAGCAAGAGATGACTGACCTTCCTGAAAGCGTGAACCGCGCTGAGCTGATCAAGTGGCTCAACGAAACCGGCGGCTACGGAATCCTGCTGCCCGACTTCTTCACCAAGAAACTCGGGCTGCCGGAGGAGATGGTCGCGCGCTTCGCCCGCAATCACCAAGGCGGTGAGGGCAAGCACGCGATCCAATCCAACGACGGGCAGGAGAACGCAGCCTACGGAGTCTCGGAGTTCGAGATCATCGAAGCGATCGCGAGCGCAGTCGGAGTGGAGCCCTGCTCGATGTACTACGGGCGAGGCAAGAACTTCCACATGACGTGCTCGATGGTTCTCAAGGCGCTGCAGACGTGAGGGTGCGCGACTCGCAGCGAGCGAAGCTGTATCGCGCAGAGCGCGCGGCGCTCAAAGCGTTCGACGAGGGCGAGCCCATCAACTCGATCCCCGAAGTTCGCGATTACCTCGAAGGCGTCTCCCGCAAACGCTTCTTTCACTCACTATGGAAGAAGTGGCGCGAGAGCGAGATCGGCCCGGGCCCGGCTCGGTTCGATCTGGCAGACGGGCGCGGCACGTCATGGGCACGGGGCGGGAGCCGCGGCTACCACCGCGATCGCAAGCCATGCCCGACGTGCGGCGGGGTGATCAAGGGACCGCGGGTTCCCGTGGTGTTCATCAACGCGCCCCGGTGGAGCAGGCGCCCTCGGTTCCTGCTGCACGAGCTGGCTCACGCGGTCTGCCCGCGCGATGTCGCTCCGCACGGTCGGGAGTTCGCGGCCATCTTCCTCGCGCTGGTCAAGCGCTACATGGGAGACGAGGCGGCGGCGGCGCTCCGCGCCAGCTACCGGACGAACCGGGTGAAGTGGAATCGCCGCAGCGCGACGAAGCGCACGCTGACGCCCGAGCAGAGGGCGGCGGCGATCGAGCGGTTCGCGATCGCGCGAGCGGCGAAGCGAAAGGAGTGAGAGAAACCCCGTTCAGCTTCGGCTGGACGGGGTTTTTCCGTCCCTGCTGCACGCCGTCCACGGAGTGCTGGAATCGGGGGCGCGGACTAGCCGCAGCGCCTGCGAGTGGGGCTCAGGCCTCCAAGGTGCCCGAGAGGGCGGCGTTCATGCTGCGGCCCGGATCCCGGGAAGGGATCCCCGTAGAAGTCCTCCAGCGCGGCCTCGACGAGATCGGCCGTCTCGATCGTATCGGCGGGCTTCCGATCCAGCCCGAGCGCGCGCGCCTGCTCGGCGTCGTCGCGGCTCCGCTCCTCGGGGGATTTCGGCCCCGATGCCACGCCAACCCATCGCGCGACGATGAACCCGAGCGCGAGCCAGCCGATCGCGATGCCGAGGATCCACTTCACTCGTCGCCTCCGCAGAGGAGCGGCGACCACACCTCTTCGATCGGCACCTCGCGGATTCGATCCAGAGCCTCGCGCAGCTCGGCCTCGGTCGGACCGGGCCCCTCGGTGACGATCATCGAGCTTTCGAGCGTGGTGAGGATCCCCTCGGCGAGCTTGCGCCGGTCCTTGAGCGCTTCGCCGAAGCACCGCTCGCAGAGCCAGTCGCAGTCGAGCCCGACGATCGCCGGGAGGCCGCAGAACGCGCAGGCTTGCGGATCCGCGATCGCGTGGAACGTGGTTTGCGCTTGCATCCCGCTCCCTCCCGGCACCAGACGTAGGTGCCATCGTAGTAGATCTGGATTCGGCAGCTCGCACGCCAACGGCGGCGCCGGCAGCAGCTGGTCATGGTCAGCGAGCGGCGCCGGAGCGTGACCCACTTCCCGATCCAGTCGCCTTTCCCCCACGGGACGCGCGCTTCCGGGTCATAGCTCGCGTAGGGGTCGAAGTACCGCGTCGCCGGATAGGCGGTTGCGCGATATATGTGAACCTCTCCCATCGGAACCCCCCGAAAGCCCCCGCGCCGGTTGAGAAATCCCCGACGCGGGGGTGCGCTTCAGGCGGCGCGCAGCTTCGCGACCCCTGCCCGCGACTCGTGGCGCCCCACGTCGAGATCGACGAGAAGCCCGCGCTTGAGCTGATCAGCGACCGTCGCCAGATCGTACTCGACGCCCTCGTCAGCGTAGTAGTCGTGGACACCCCCCTCGCAGTCGATGATGCGCGCCATCGTCAGCGCCCGATTGAAGGCGACGAGGCATTGGCCGCGCTTCAGCGCGCGCGCCTTCACCCCTTCGCGGAGCGCGTGCTTCCTCCGCATATCCCAATCGGGGATCACCTCGCGGACCCGGACGGTGGCGGTCATGCTGGCGCCTCGCCCAGCTTGATCGGGCCGTTGCAATGCGGGCAGGAGTAGACGATCGGCGTCGCGATCCGTGCGATCCGCGCCCGCGCTGCACCGTTCTTCGTCCTGACCGGCAGCCCTACGCCGTTCGGTTTCGCGGCGGCGCCGTTCGCGCCGCGGCTGAAGGCTCCCGCCTTCCCGCCGTACCTCGGATCGCGCGCCCAGCGCCGAACGACGCTGCCGGATAGATCCTGCTCCTCGCAAAACTCCCCGATCCCAACGCGGCCGGCGAGCAACCGCCCCACCGCTCTCTTCTTGAAGGCGTCGCTATGCTGGCGCCTCTCCTGTTTGGCCTTGGCCATCACCTTGCTCCTGAGTGGCCTCACCCCCATCCGAGCCCGGAACCTCCGGCTCGTCTACATCGTCTATCGCGCTCACGTCGATGATCGGAAGCTCCCCGATATCAGCTGCGCGGCTCGCCAGATTCTGACTGCGCCCAGCGTCGAGGATTTCGTCGATCGAGACGGCGCGCTGCATCTCAGCGCTCATCGGCAGGAACTTCGCGAGCCGGCGAATCACCGTCTTCGCTCGCATCGCATCCGGGTCGCTCTTCCACGGCGAGGTCGCCGCCTTCGCGCTCGGCGCGCGCGCCTGAATCCCATTGATCTCGCGCGCCAGCATGACCTCGTACTGAGGTTTCGCGAACCCGCGGATGGTCGCCTGCGCCCAAGCGGCAACGAACCGACCGCGGTCGTCTTCGTCCGCTTGCTTGTAGCGGAGGTAGCTCTCGGTGCCCTTCATCCACTCGAAGTGATCTTTTTCGTACACCACCGCGTGTTCGACCGGGCCGACTTGCCCCGAGCGGCGCGCTAGCTCCAAGAACCCGCGGTAGCCGATCACCACCACCGCTTCGAGCCTGCCCTTGTTCTTGAACGGGATCATCCACGCTTGACCGAGCACTCCCGGCTCCAGCCCGAGCGTTGCGATCTCCAGCACGCCGCCGATCACCGACGCTCGCGTGCAGCGTGCGAGCTTCGGCTCCATCGCCAGCGCCTGCGCGAACGTCTGCATGAACCGCTCGACTCGCGCCTCGTCGCGACCCATCAGCTTCAGCACTCGATCCTGATAGTGCGCGACGAAATCCTTGGTCGCCTCAACCTCTTGCCTCACGTTCTGGACCGCGGGCGTTTGCGCGCGGCCGACTTTCTTTCGCGATTCCCCCACTAGCTCGCTTCCTTTCTCCTGAGAACCCGGAACGAAGTCGCGGCCTGAACCGTCTCACGCCGCTGCTGCGTCCGGTAGGTGTATCGGGTGCCGTCGGCCAGCAGGCCAACCTCGGCGTCGCCGATCGCGGCGATGAGATCGTTCTCGTACTCGCGGATCTCGCTCACGATCTTCTTGCGCGACTCTTTCGCGGATTCGAGCGAGCTGCCGACCTCGATCAGCCGGTCGTCTAGCTTGATCTCTTTCCCCTCGTCGTGCTCCGGATAGAGCGAGCGAAGGGTGGCGCGCGCGGAGTCGCTGCCATCGGGCGCGGGCGGCTTGCCGTTGCAGAGGTCGGTCCAGAACTTCTCTTCCAGCTCGATCATCTCGCCGATGTAGTCGGCATCCGGCTCGACATCGACGATCGAGGTTTCGCAGCTCGTGCGATTGAAGATCACGATGGAGCCGTAGCGCATCTTGGTGACGGCGAACTGATGCTGCACCTGAGCCCAAATGTCTTCAGGGATGCGCTCCCAATCGAAGCGCGTCGTTTTCACTTCCACGAGCCCGGGCGGACCGGACGGGTGCTTCCGCTGGCGGGCGTCAAGCGTAGCCATCTGCCACGGTCGCGCGCGGGAGCGGAGCAAGCGACCCTCGCGCTTCACCACCCGCCCGGTCCTTGATCGAAATTCCTCGATGACGTGCGGCTCCAGAATGTTCCCCCACCGCGCCTGATCGCTCGGCGAGTCCATGCTCACCGGCTCGCTGCTGATCTTCTCGGCGTAGATCTCGATGGCGGAAGCCCACCGCGAGACGCCGAGGATCGCCGCGGCATCGCTGCCACCGATCCCTTCGCGCCGCGCCTGCAGCCAATGCTCACGGTCCCTCACCTTCGCGACAACCTCGTAGCTCGCGCCCATTCTCTCGCCCCCCTTGCGGCGCATCATAGCCCAAACCGCCCGAATAGGCGATCGGATCTTGCCGGAAAGACTCATCGCTAACCACCTGAATTTGCTGGGGGATTCCCGTCTTGCCTTCGGCCCGGGATCGCGATAGTCTGCGCGCCTAGCCGATAGATTCCCGGGGGGGGAGAGATGCAGCATTCGTGGGCTGCCTGAGCTGTGCCGCGCAACCAGCCGCCGTACTTCAAGGTCCGCTGTTCGGTGAGGAATCACGCGAAGATGCGCGAGGCCTACTCCGACAACCGGCTCTTCGCCGGCTGGGTTCGGCTCGGGATCTACGCGGTCGAGGTCTATGCGGACCGGACCGGCGACGTTTTCGAGATCCCCGATCGGCGCCTGCCGGAGATCTTCGGCGTCGGGCGCGAGCATACCGCGCGGGCAGCGCTCCGGCAGCTCGCCGCTAGATCGCCACTAGAGGCCGAGCAGATCGGTTCCACATGGCGGATCACGTGGCCTAACCTATCGAAAAAGCAGTTCCCTTTTCGAGAAGGCGTGCGTTCGCCTCTTGCCTCCGCCTCCGCCTCCGCCTCCGCTACCGCATCCACCTCCAAGAGAGAAGAGTCGTCGCGGAGCCCGAGCGCTCCGCGGGCGCCGAGCCCGGATGCGGTGAGCTTCGCCGGCAGATTCCGAGCGGCGCTCAAGGGACGGACCCCGGACGCGAAGATGCCGAGCGAGGCCGGCTTCGCCCGCTGGTGCGCGGAGGCCGACCG